CCGCCCGATCTTATTCCTGAAGAGCCGAGCGAGGTCTGGGTTAGTGCGTTGTCTTACGGGGATGCCTTGACATATCTCCGGCCGAAATTGGAAAAGTATTGCCCGCTGAACACAAGATTTATCAGATGGCGAGCACAGGATAGAGCGAGCGCAATCTTTCCGAACGGAGGAAAGATCCTGTCAATGAGCGCCGAAAGTGGAAGAGAGAAATATCAGGGCGGGGCCGTGTCGCTTGTGATACTAGATGAAGAGCACCCACAAGACATCTTTGACGAGTGTATGCTACGATGCATCGATTATAAGGGGATCGTAGTGCTTACAATGACGCCATTAAAGGGTATTACATGGCCTCACGACATCTTCTTCGAGAATCCACAATCCGGCTACACACAATATGCAATATCAGGGCTAGACAATCCTTGGATTTCGAGTGTGAAGTTGCGCAGAGCAATCTCGCATATGAGCGAAGAGAGCCAGCGCTCTCGATTGTTTGGAGACTTTACAAATCAACAGGGCGTAGTGTATCCTGAACTATCAAGATCGATACATGTAGTCGAATCGTTCGATCCGCCTGCACATTGGCCCCGCGATCGATCGATCGACTTCGGTGTAAAGAACCCTTTTGCTTGTCTGTATTTCGCGCACGACGAAAGAGACGACGTATTGCACGTATACGATGAATATTACGCCACCGAACGAACGACAGTAGAGAACGGGCGTATCTTGAATAATCGCAATCCAAATACGGATTTCCGCTGGACGGTTGCAGATCCTGAATCACGTGACGGAAGACTAACATTGTCTAGAGAGTGCGGGATCGAAACGAAGAACGCACCAAAGCACGTCGGCGTCATTGAGACAATCAACTGGGTAAAAGAGCGCCTTGCGCTGGATGCGGAAGGAAAGCCACATTTAATCATTCACAATAACTGCCGGAATCTACTGAAAGAGTTTCGCTTGTATCGTTGGAGTGAAGGGGCGGGAAAAGACAAGCCGATTAAGAAGAATGATCACGCACTCGATGCTCTTCGATATGAAGTTGCATTTCTCAAGAGATATATGCTACATCAATAGACAATGAAGAAAGTTAACATTAAATCAAAGAATAAATTCGGCAAGTGGCTGAAACAATACTGTAACAAGCACAAAATAGACGTTACAAGCCTTTCACGCCGCTTGGGTATAGATAGACGCTACGTAACGCACTGGATACAAGGAACTAGCCATCCTCGCACAGTAAACACTATATTTCTAATAGAGGCGTTGTCACAGATCACAAAAGAAGAGCCTGAAAAGATTTATCTTGCTCTCCGTGAGCATATTATGAGAGATTACTAAAACAAAAAAGCCCTCTTCGGAGGGCTTGATTGCTGTTTGTTTGTTTTATCTGAAATCAACCCTGAACAATCGGTGCAATAGTGCAACGGCAATTTATATCCATCTCAGGCGCTCCGAATCCGGCCGGAGCGCTGCCGCTATACGATCCGACCGTGAAGTCTTCACTTGCTGGAACGATCTTGCCGTCTAGTTGTTGATGCTCTTCGCGTACTCTATCGTCATTTGAAGAAATCCACTCTTTCAAGATCTTAACATCTTCTTCTTTTTCAATCTGCCTGTATGCTTGGTTCGTTGCTTGATTGATTGCGCTTGTTGTTTCAGTCTGGGCAATCATACGAGCACGAGAAGGGGCGAATGCGCCCGATTCGCTGATCTTCTTTGCGATCTCTTGATTACTTAATCCGTTCTCTATTCCATCTCGAACTAACTTGCGCATCTTTCCTCTTGTTGTTTCGTCTATTTCGCCGATGAATCTACCTATTTCCTTTTCCATCAATCGACGATCACCGAAGCGTAAATCAAGCGGCCTATTCTTTCCGAGTAGCCCGTATATGTCGTCGATCGCTTCATTTCCACTGAGTATCCAAGTATCGTTATAAAACCGACCGATCGTATCTTTCATTATTCGAAGTTCTGCAGCGCTCGATAGCAGACTCGTCCAGTTGATTGCCCTTGTTTCCTGCGCTTGAAAAGATCTTGCTTCTCTCAAGATTTCGTCTAGTCGATTCAGGTAACGACCTTTTGCCCCGGTGAGGTAACGATATGCAACGCGCTCGAAGGCTTTCTCTGTTGGTTCGACTTTCTTCGCAATCCAGTTGTGCCAATAAGCCGATCGATCCTCTTTCGTTCGCTCTTTTGTCTCGATGCTCTTCTTGCTCAGTTTCTGCTTTGCTTCGCTTATTACTGCGCGCATATGAGATATACCACGATCACCAACAACAAGCCATTTTATCTGCGCAACAACGCCCGCAAGCCTGAAGTCGCCTTCGTGTCGCGCCGCCCAAGCCTCGCGCAATCTTATTGCCATCTCTTCGGTTTCTGTTGTTGCAATGCTGCTACCACGCTCAGCGATCGGCTTTAGTCTATTGAATTGCGTATTGCCTAGAATGTTTCCGCCCTTGCGCCATATCTCAGGCCACTCTTCTTTTAATTGCTGCGCTTCTTTCCACGGGAAGCGAGCATATTGGCTATTACGCAGAGCGACTTCTTTATTATCTCCATCTTCTGGGAAGTTCGTAGGATTGCGATCCCCTACCGATCCCCTAATCTTATAATCCTCAAGCAATTTTTTTTTTTGATTCATGTCGTGACCTTCGGGAAGTAAATCTGTATCGTGCTTTCCAGATCGATACTTCTGATTACGAAGAGCATACAAATAACTGTTAACGCGAGCCATTGCCCATTGTTCGGGGCTTTTCACGGACGGGCGAACGCTGGCAGGGTTGTTCTTGTAGGCTCCTATTCCACGCCACCACACAACAGCAAGAGTGAATTTTGTCGTCTTGCGCTTGGGATCGTCTCCGTACTCTTCATTGTGCTCTTTTGCTTTGTTTTCCACGCCTTTCTGTGACGCCGCAGGCATTTGCTCGAATGCTTCTCTCTTGTTGCCGACCTTCGCAAGTTCGTCTTCTTTTGCCTTCGTTTCCATCTCGTGAAAGAATCGTGCAAGATGTATCGCCCGTTCTTCTTCTTCTCGTACTTCTTCTTCTGTGGCCTGCAACGGGCTATCTGTTAGCCCTTCATAAGCATATGCCTCGCTTGCCGGCATTCCACCGATCAAGATATGCTTCTCAATGCGCTCGAGTTTGGAAGTTCGAAGATCCTGCAATGCGTCGACGCCAGAGTAATCTATTTCCACGCGCAGAGAACTATCGAACATCTTTGCAATCTGCGTGAAAAGCAATTCCATCTTTCGCCCTCTTTTGCTCTGTATATCCCAATAGATAATCGTGCTCTGTCGAGCGGTCGCATAGTTTGCATCCGGCAGCCCGAGGATCGTAGAAGGAACACCCATAACGGCAGATATGTTTTCACGTGCCATTTCTCGCGCCGCTTGGAACTCCATTTCTCGAGGTGTCAGGTTGAGCGTTTTGACATCGACTTGTCCAGATAGCACGATAGCCCCGCCCTTGTCTGTCATATTGCGATAACTATCAAGAATTTCTCTTCTTCGCTCTTTTCCCCATATGTCGGCGTCATCTTTCGGAGAAAGAAGCACGTCCGGCCGCCCTTGGCTCGATAGTTCGCTTGCGAGTTTCGTTGCATTGATGTCGATGTTGATTTCTCTTGATAAACTTTCGATCGCTCCCGTTCCGTAGAGTTCACCGCCCGCGCCGGCCTTCCAACTCGCGTTTCGTGTATGCAGTATTCTCTCGACTGGATATTGCACAGATTGCCCGCCGTCCGTATATTTGTAGCCCACTATTCCCCTATTTTGATCTGTGATGATCTCAACGTTATCCGGATGCAATCGAAACAGAGAAGAGGGGCTGCTGAGTGGCCCCGTTATGAGTACATAGCAATTGCCTGACAGAATAAGATCAACGAGTATCTGCTCACGAAACAAGAACCCGTCGACAAAAGAAGAGGGCTGATCAAGCAAATCGTAGAACGGATGATCTTCGACGCGTTCCGCATTCGCCCCTCTTCCACGCATTAAGATAATTGGAAGCGCAGCGAGGTCTTGACTTGCTCGTGTAGCACAAGCGTTCGTATACGCGTGACCACTATATGCGCTCATTGATGTTTCAGGCGAGAACGGTTGCCGGACGCCATATGGCGCAATATATGAAGCACCGTGCTCCGGTGCTTCAGGATTCGAGATCAACTTCTGAAATGCTCGAATCATTGTTACTAGAATAGATTCTTTTCGGATTATGTCGTTAGCCATTATTCACCTCTTGACAGTATCATAGCAAATTACTATCTCGATGTCGACACAACAAAAAAGCCCTCCGAAGAGGGCTAGTTTATAAATAGTTTATGACTACCAAGTTTCATAAATCATCACGAAATCAAGATTAAATTCATTCTCAAGGAAATCGAGGCGTTCTTCATTGACGAGTCGATAAACGTTGTCCTCTTTATCAAGGATCAAGAATACAATATCTTCTTGCGTCCATTTATCAAATGCTTTTTCAGCCTGCTTAATTGTCTTATATACTTCTTTCATTTTGAACTCCGTTGTTAGTTGTTGTAAGATAGCCCTCCGAAGAGGGCAGTTGCTGTTTATGTTAGCGCAAGCCCAGGCGAGCAGCTTGCAATTCGCATTTCGCACGATTGACTTTGTCAATTGCAGCCTTGCGGGCGGTCCAGTCATTTTTGTCAGTCGCTGCCAAGTTTTTAAGTGAAATGTTGTATTTAAGTAATGCTCTGATGATAGTCATTTTTAACTCCGTTGTTGTTTGGCTTGATTGCCTTACATTATTATTATTACATCTATACGCATAGTATGCAAATATTATTTTGAATTATTTTATTTTCGTGCTATGATGCCCATAAATACGAGGAATAAAAATGCAGATATATTTAATTATTGGACTCTCTTCTCTTGTTGTCGGCGGTGCGAGCGGTGCTGCAATCGTCTATAAGATGCTTCGCAAACAAGACGAACCTGTGCAAATCATCGACACAACGAGCGAAACACAACAAGAGATAATCAAGCAACTAACAGATATAGACCTGCTCGAAGTGCCTTGCTCGAAAGAGTTCATTGAGGAAAAAGGCGACTTGCTTTGCCGCGAGATGTTTTGCCGGATGATGACGCGCGGAATAGACAGCCAAACAAGCGGTCAGGAGTGCGAGCAAATCAGTAATATAGCCAATACTCAAATAATACGAGCGGATTGCAAGAACGAGCAATTTGACGGTGAGGATTGCTATCGACTATATAGGGAACGAAAATAATTTATTGACATCGATAAAAATGTACTATATTGAGCGAGAGGAGTATCTATGTATCGCAAAAATCTAATTGTCAAGCGCAGGCCAACGAAAGCAAAGAACAAAATTTCTTTTATCGCTTCGACCGATAGCGCCGATAGATACGGTGATGTCATAAATCAAGAGGGCTGGAATTTAGATGCTTATCGACGCAATCCCGTTGTATTACTCAACCATAATGCGAACGCCCTACCGATCGGAAAAGGAACCGTTGAACTCAAAAACGGGCAACTCGTTATCGATGTCGAGTTCGACAAAGAAGACGAACTTGCGCAGAAAGTCGAACGAAAAGCAAGGGCCGGCTTCCTGAATGCTGTATCTGTTGGATTCAATCCAATAGAGCAAGTATCGCGCGCCGAACTCCCGAAAGACCATCCTGCATACGTCGAGCGGGGCGGCGGAAACTATTTTAATAAATCCGAATTGCTGGAAGTATCTGTCGTTACTATTCCGGCAAATAGCGAGGCAACCACAATGAGCGCCAAGAACATCGATCGTCTAACTATTCGCGATCTTATCGTCGAAGAAATCAAGCATATCCTCGAAGTCGAGCAAATGGAAGACGGCAAATATCGCGTCACTTTTGCCGGTGAAATGGAAGAGATGGAAGAAGAGGAGATCGAGGAAGAAGCCTATAACAAAGAAGAAGACGAAGAAGAAAAGGCTATGGACAAGGAAGAAGAAGAAGAGCGCGCAATGCACGACGAAGAAGAAGAAGAAGAGCGCGCAATGCACGACGAAGAAGACGACGAAGACAAAAAAGACAAAGGATTTCTTACAAACGATGAGCGCCAATTGCTCTACTTAATACTCAAGTCAAGGAGATAACATGACAACCAAGCAAGATCGGCATATGGTTGAAGAAGCGAAGAGCATCTTGAGCGATATCGTCAGACATCAAAAAAATTCAACTGATAAACTTTCTCAATTTGAAAAGCAAGTCGACGAAGTTAAGAGAGCACAGCGATTGCTCGAAGAGTCTGTATACCGTGCAGCGCCTGAAGTCGGAAACGATGACAACGGATTGAAGCAATTTGTACGTAAAGACGGAACTGTTCGCTGGACAAAAGAGCAGGGCGTAATCGATACCAAGAACGGCCGCCAGCAAGTCGAAGAGAAGGGCTTGCTTGACGCTGAGAAGCCCTGCAACGAGTGGCACAACGAACTTATCGAAGCGAACACACAGCGAAATATGGCTCGATTGCTTATGCGAGACCCGTTCACTCCGAAATTAGATGCAAAGATTCAGCGATTGATCAATTTAGCCCCTCGCACTATCAAGGCAGGCGTCGAAAAAGCCATGTACGATGCTTCCGGCGTTGGTGGTGATTTCGTGCCCGATCAATTCAGAGCGGAATTGTATCAAGAATATCAGACTCCTCGCGTTGTGCGTTCTCTATTTCAAGAAATGCCGATGGAAAGAAATGTATTGCTCGTTCCTCGATTGGATCGTGGTGGTCGGCCTTATATCAAAGGACAGGTAACTTCTGACAGTCCATCCAAGTACACTGCAAGCACCGCCACAACAAGCCAGAAGTCAATCAGTATGCAGGGATTGGCTTGTCGCTTCGTTATCGATGATGCTCTTGCTGAAGATAGCGCGATTGCTCTTATCCCTACAATGCAACGACAGATCGCCCAAGATCTTGCCGATGCCGTAGAAGATGCTTTGATCAACGGTGATGCAGCCGCTACTCATCAAGATGATATCGCAAATTGGAACATCCGCAGCCGCTGGGGCGCTTCCGGCCTTGGCGGATCTGCCGACCATCGTAGAGCGTGGACTGGATTGCGTGCTCAGGCATTCGATCGATCTGCTACTCTTGATGTAAGCGCTGCAACAACTGCAAAGTTCTTGGAACTATTCGGACAACTTGGCGAACTGAACGCAGCCAACCGCGTTATCATCACTTCGCCAGAGGCTCTTGTTGCGAACTTCCTAGATCTTTCTGAAGTCTTAACTATCGACAAGTACGGCCCACAGGCAACAGTTCTCAGCGGACAACTTGCTTCTTACTTTGGAATGCCTATTGTTCTGTCAAGATTTATGGGTGTAGATATGGCTGATACTGGGCTATATGATAACGCTACAAAAGATAAGTCAGGGATGCTTGTTGTTGCTCGTGATAACTGGATGATGTTCAGCAAACGCGGAATCACCGTCGAGCAAGATAAGGATATCACAGCCGGCGCAATCAATCTTGTATGCACTGAGCGCGTAACTTTCGACACTTTAGATCCAGATGCGACCAAGAACGTTGCCTACGGATTCAAATTATCTGTATAATAGGAGTTTAAAATGAAAATCCAATTACCTGTATATATTGAGGCGGGCGCGACCACAGACGAGACTAAATATCTCGCCTTCGATGAGCGCTACGAACTAAAGGCCGTCAAAGTTGTTGGCGATGCTATTGCAGCCGATAATACTGATTATTCTATTCTGAAAGTTTTCGGAAATGACGGATCAACAGAGGCTTTTCAATGGAGTACACAAGACACGGCAGAAGGTGCGCTGACTGCTGGCGTTCCTGCTGATCTTGTCGATCAAAATTCCGGAAAAGCCCTCTTTGATGCAAAGGCTATCAAGATCACGAAAACACATGCGGGAGCCGGCAAGGCAGTTGCGGTTATGTTGATTTTGAGCCTTGAGCAGGCTAGAAAATACTAATCATATGAGTTGCCATGAGTTTAGTATCTGTCGCCACGTTGAAAAATTACTTGCCCGAATATACGGGCACGGCGGCAGATACTGAACTAGGCAATTTGCTTGAGCGTTGCGAGAGTGAGATCGCGCGCTTCCTAGGCTTCCCAGTTTATGACTCGGGAAGCAATCCTGTTTTAGGGTCGCAGACATACACGCTCTATATTGACGAGCCGATGCACTCTAATCAGATGGTGTTACAACTGCCTATCAAGCCCCTTGTTTCCGTGACGAGCGTACACGCAGACGAGGAAAGAGAATATCCATCAAGCACAGAGATAACATCAAGCGAGTACGAACTTGACTTGCAGAACGCTCGAATAATCCTGAAATACAACG